AATGATAATGATATCTATATAGATGGAAGGACATTATGACTAGCTTAATTTTTGGTATTATGATAGGATTCTCTATAGGTTATCCACTAGGATTATTTATTGACAAATGGGACAATAGGATTAAAAATGGCGGAAGATAAAAATACACTTGAGCTTATCAGCGACATAACAGAGTTTAATGACCTTCACGAGTATATGAAGGATGAGCATTTAGATAAGGCTCTTGCAATTGTCGTTAAGATACTTATGAATCCTGAAGTACCCTCAGCCAAGGCTCCAGTTTTAATTATGGAGCTACAGGCAATGTCCACTAAGTTTGCTGTAATGGCATCTGTATATTCCACAATTGCCAAGGACAAGGCTGGAACTGTAAACAACAATAAAAAGAATGTTTACTATTCAGTAAAGGAGTCCATAGACAAACTTGTAGATGCACTTAAGTATGTAGTTAGGTATAACTCATAGATGGCTAGAGATATAGTAAAGAATCTTAAGTTTAAAAAGCATACAGGTAAATTTTTTGATCCAGAAAAATTTGCTCAGCTTCTTGACGAGTCGTACAGAAATACAAAACGTGCTGACGGTTCCATGACAAAGAAATCTTTTAGCCCAAGCTCACTTGGGTACGGACACGGAAAGTGCCCAAGATATTGGTACATGGCGTTTTCTGGTGCAGTTTTTATTGATGATAACGATGCAGTTGCTATTGCTAATATGGCACAGGGAACTCAAGCCCATGAAAGACTACAGAAGCTCATATCAACTATGCCAGAGTGGAGAGCCGAGGAAGAGGAGATAATCAATGAGTATCCTCCAATTAGAGGGTTCATAGATCTTATCATGGAGTACGATGGCGAAACAGTAATTGGTGAAATAAAAACTGCAAAGCAAGAAGTTTGGGATACAAGGCAATCTGAAATGAAGTCTTCTTCAAACCATATGCTTCAGCTATTAACCTACATGAAGTTAAAAAATGCCAAAGAGGGATTCTTTCTGTATGAAAATAAAAACACTCAGGAAATATTAATCATTCCAATTTCTATGAACGAAAAAAATAAGGCACTTATCGAGAATGCTTTTAGATGGATGGAAGAAGTTTATGACAACTTTAAAAATGGTGATCTTCCAGTAAGACCAGCGGGCGCAACTAAGTCAAAAATGCCATGCACCTACTGTCCAATTAAAAAGGAATGCTATGACAAGTCTGGTCCAGTTGGCACAGTAGAGATTGACTTATATGAGGATTATGTACTATGATTTGTGCCAATAGCGAGTGCAAAATTGAATTTGTTTCTAGAACGCATAATCAGAAATACTGTTCTGATGAGTGTTGCAGAATTGCAACTAATAAAAGAATCATGGACAAGTACTATGAAAAAAAAGCAATTAAAAAGGGAGCTCTGAGACATTGCAAAAAGTGTAAATCGGAGTTGAGCAGATATAATACGGAAGATATTTGTTCATCTTGCATAAAAACAAACTACACTAAGGCAAAAAAGATGATCTCAGAAATTATAAATGAAATTAGCTAGCCTAGTTAAAACTAAAGCCAACAGAGTACTTGGGATTGATGCCTCAACAAACTCTATAGCTTTTTGTTTAATGGAAGATGATGTTCCACTAAAATGGGGCAAGATAAATCTATTTGGCGAAGATATTTATGAAAAGATTCACGATGCTAAAAACAAAATGGCAATGATGTTAGATGAACTAAAGAGTGATTATATTGTAGTTGAAGGAGCCATACTTGTCAGATCGCCAGACGCTGTGATAAAATTGTCTTATGTTTATGGTGTTGTTATTGCTGAGCTTATGTCTACTGGGGCTAAAGTTATTACCATTGCTCCAAGTGCTTGGCAGGCATATATTGGTAACAAGAATCCTACAAAAGATGAGAAGTCTGCAATAAGATTAGCCAACCCAGGCTACGCAGAATCTTGGTACAAGAATCAACTTAGAAATATGAGAAAGCAAAGAACTGCTGACTACTTTAATAAGAAATATGGTTTACAAATTGTGGATTTTGATGTTGCAGATAGCTTTGGTATTGCACATTATAGTAATCAGGTGCTTACAAAACGATGAAGCTATATCAGAGTAGAGATTGGCTATATAGAAGATATATAGTGCAAAAGAAAACAGTTACAGAAATAGGTAAAGAGTGCGGTGTCTCTGCTATGACTATACAGAGATATTTACAAGAGTTTGGATTGTTAAGAAAAAAATGACAGGCTACCCAAATAAAGATGGCGGATACCAGGCTTGGATAACTGACCTACAATTAATTGCAACGGATGCCCCATCGGGACAAAAAATTATTGTTGAGTGCTTAGAGATGGCAGAAATGCTAATTAAAAAGAATGTTTCATATGGAAACTCTGCACTTGATCCAATTCGTATATTTTCAAAAGCGGACTCAAAAGAACAAATTAGAGTCCGTATTGATGATAAGCTAAATAGAATTCAGAATGATCAAGCATTCCCTGGGGATAATGATATTGATGATCTGATTGGATATTTAATCCTTCTTAAAATTGCTAATAAGTCTTAGTCGACTAAAACATGGTATAATTTATATATGAGTGAAATAGAGCCAGCAGTACATTTTGACCGCATGAATAGGGTTGTGGAAGAGCTTTTAAAGGGCAATTCAGCGACTCAGATAGCCACGCTCACTGGCTTCTCACGCAAAGAGGTTTTAGATTACGTTGATGAATGGAAATCAGTTGTTCACAATGACAGCAATATCCGTGACCGTGCCCGTGAAGCAATATCTGGAGCAGACCAACACTATGCAATGCTTATCAAAGAGGCATGGAAAACAGTAGAAGATGCCGATACTCAAGGCGCTCTTGCTGTAAAGTCTGGATCCTTAAAGCTAATAGCAGATATAGAAACAAAAAGAATAGCAATGCTTCAATCTGTAGGTGTTCTAGAAAATACTCAGATAGCATCTCAAATTGCAGAGACAGAACGTAAGCAGGAAATTTTGGTCGGGATATTAAAAGAAGTAACTGCCTCTTGCCCTAAGTGCAAAATGGATGTTGCAAAAAGACTTTCTCAAATTACTGGCATAGTTGAGTCCGTAGTAATTGAGGATGCTGATGTCGTTTGATTTTTCAGATTTAATTGATATATTAGATGGTGAAGAGTTTGAAGAGAAGCCAGTCGATTTACGTACATTTGTTAATGATCCAAACTATCTAGGACTACCGCCACTTTCTGAGTATCAGTACACATTAATTGAAAAAAGTTCTCAAATTTATAAAGAATCCACACTTAAAAAGTTATTCGGGGAAGAAGAAGGATCTCTAAGATTTAAGCAAACGGCAAATGAAGTTGTTGCACAGTTAGGAAAAGGCTCAGGTAAAGATTATTGCTCAACAATTGCTGTAGCCTACATAGTTTATTTATTGCTATGCTTAAAAGATCCAGCAACTTATTACGGCAAACCTCCAGGCGACTCTATAGATATTATTAACATTGCAATCAACTCACAGCAAGCAAGCAACGTATTCTTTAAGGGCTTTAGAAGCCGCATAGACAAGTCACCATGGTTTATCGGTAAATACTATGCCAAGGCATCAGAAATACAGTTCAACAAAGCTATAACTGTACACTCAGGTCACTCAGAAAGAGAGGCCTGGGAAGGCTACAACGTTTTAGTTGTTATCCTAGATGAGATCTCGGGCTTTGCTATTGAAAATACAACTGGACACGATCAAGCTAAAACAGGTAGCGCAGTGTATGATATGTATAGGGCATCCGTAGATTCACGCTTCCCAGATTTTGGAAAGGTAATCCTGTTATCCTTTCCTAGATTTAAGAACGATTATATTCAACAAAGATATGATGCGGTTATAGGTGAAAAAGAAACTTTAATTAGAGAACATAAGTTTAAGATGTACGAAGAACTTCCTGACGGTACTGCAGGTAATGAATTTGAAATACAGTGGGAAGAAGACCATATAGTGTCATACAAGATACCTAAAGTTTATGCTATTAAGCGTCCAACATGGGAGATTAACCCCGTTAGAAAAATTGATGATTTCAAAACAGCATTCTATACAAACCCAACTGATGCTCTTTCAAGATTTGCATGTATGCCCCCAGATGCTGTAGATGCATTCTTTAAATCAAGAGAAAAAGTAGAAAAAGCATTTAATATAGGGTCACTTGCTGTAGATAATTTTGGCAGACTTGAAGAATGGTTTTTGCCAGACCCAGATAAGAAGTACTACATACATGTAGACTTAGCACAAAAGCATGACCATTGTGCTGTAACCATGGCCCACGTCAATAAATGGGTTAATGTAAAAGTAACAGACACCTATTCACAACCAGCTCCAATTGTTGAGGTCGATGCTGTTAGGTACTGGACACCAACACCAGATAAATCAGTTGACTTTACGGAAGTAAAAGACTATATTCTTTCTCTTAAAACACGAGGATTCAATATAGCAATATGTACCTTTGACAGATGGAACTCTCATGATATGATGCAACAACTAAAACAATACGGCATCAACACAGAGATTCTGTCTGTCGCTAAAAAGCACTATGACGATATGGCCATGGTGGTGGCAGAAGAAAGGCTAATCGGCCCACATATACCATTACTTATAGATGAATTATGTCAACTTAGAATCATGAGAGATAAAGTAGATCACCCTAGAAAAGGATCTAAAGACTTGGCAGATGCTACATGTGGAGCGATATTTAATTCAATTAGCAGGACTAGGTTTGATAATAATCAAGAAATAAATGTTCATACTTATGAATCAATGAGCTATGACAATGATTTTGGGGACAAAGATGACCCAGACACAACATCTTATAATATGATCAGGGCCCCAAGAATGCCCCAGGACTTAAGAGAAGCAATGGACAGGATGCAAATAATATGAGCGAATACCAAGAGCTGGCTAAACAATGCAAATGCTGTAGCAAGCATGTGCCCCTACCAATAGTGATGAAGTCATATAACGGAATAGTTGTATGTCCAACCACATTACAAAATATAATAGAATATAAAAGAATATGGGAGTCTTATGGTTCTAGACCAATGGGAAGCATAAGAAAACATTTTTCAGAATATGTTCAGCAGATAGTGGAATCAGATATAGGTTCATAAAATGATAATAGGAGATTTTGATAAAAAAATACTAGAAAAAATTTATCATAATGGATTTTCTAAAATACCATTGTCTAAGAGCCAAGAAATAATACATAAAGGCGGCGTAGACATGAAATTTAATTCATATGGCTTTAGGTCGCCAGAATTTACTACCGATTTAGATTTTTTATTTGGGGGTTGCTCTGTCACAGAAGGCTGGGGGCTATCAAAAAATAACGTGTGGGCCAACAGGCTTATGTCTGATCTAGGTGGTAGATGTGCCTCAGTTGCAAAAGCTGGAGATAGTATTAATGGGCAGGTTAGAAAAATTTTTGCCTATATAAATAAATACGGAAACCCCAAGAACATAATATGTCTTTTCCCACCATTTGAAAGAATTCAAGTTTTTGTAAACAAAGATCTATTTACTACGGAACCATTTGACAGGGCTTATAGAAAAGATCTTTTTGAGTCTGCAATATTAGACCTTCCAAATAATTATTCTGCAATGGAGTATATAAATAGCTTGTATATTGACGCATCTGTTTCTAAAACTTCTATTGTGCAAAACAAGAAAGAGTATTTTAAAAGACCACTAATGGCCGAAGATGTAATTCCAGTAGAGATGGCACACATGTATTCTTCACAAAGCATACACATGCTATCTCAATATTGCAAGCAGTCTAATATTAACTTTATATGGGCAACATGGGAGAGTGGAACCAACTCTACAATCAATAAAATGAAGTATAATGGATTTTTTAATGAGTATTTGGATATACATGATGAAGTATGGGATTACGATAGTGATTTAAAAATAGATGTAGTAAAGAATCTTAGGGGAGACACATTAGAGTGTCACAAAGAAAGAATAAATGATCCAGAATTTCATCTTGGATTAGACATTCAAAATGGCGTACACAACGCACACTTTGGATCGCACAGGCATTTACATTACTATGAAAAAATTCTAAAGAAAATCAAGGAGTCATTGTGATAGCTATTAGATATTATATATACAGATT